AGTCATTTCCTTGATCCACAGGCTCAGTTTCTTTTGTAGGTTCTGTTTCTTGTGGTTGTTCAGGTTGTTCCTCTTTGATTTGGTTATTAATTTCTTCTTGTTCTTGTTCATTTTGTTTTAATATTTTGGTTCTAATGTATTCGTTTGAGAAATACTTACCAATATATGATTCTAAATCTCTAACAAGACCAATTCTTTCTCTTAACATTTCTGTATGTTTTAATTCAGCAAAGTATCCATCTTGTAAGAAACTATAAGTTATATCACCTGCAATTGAATCCCATTCTTCAGGTGCAATAATACCTTTAAGTATTAATTGTGTTTTTAACAGATCGTGGAATAACATACAAAATTTCTTTCTTAAACGACCTACAAATTTAGTAAACTTAACTTCATCTCTACTAATTTCTGCAGCTCGGCCAAGATTAAATCCTGTACCACTTTCTAATCTACTAATCGGCACGTTAAGTGAACGATAAAGTTTCTTTTGAAAATACTCTATGTCAGCAATCTCACCTAAGTTTTGACCACCAGGTAAAGTAGTAATTTCAGTTCCTCTCCCACCTTCTCTACGAGGTAACCAAAAGTCTTCTAACATTGACATATAATTTCTATCGTCTCTTATTTCACCTGTACTTGCGTCATAGACAAGTTTATTTCTATATCTTGCCATAACATCTCTTAAATATTGTTCGGCTTTGATTTTAGGTAAGTTACCTACATCAATATAAAATATTCTTCTTTCAGGTGCTCTTGCGATACGATAAATTACAACAGCGTCCTCAATCATTCTTAATTGATTAACTGGTTTAATTGCTTTGTGTAAATAAGATAATACTTGATTATGCGTTTGATCTACAAGACCTGATGGACAATACGAAATAGCATCTGTTGCAATTTGTAAACCACCTGCATTTGAAGTAGCCGTTGGGTGTATTCCTCTTTCATTGAAAATATAATACTCTTGGTATTTGTTTTCAAACGCAAAAGAACCTGGCGTACCATCAATTCTGTTTTTTCTTATTTCTCTAATTTTTTTGATTTTTCTAGGATCAATGTATCTTAATTCTGTGATACCTAGTCTTGGTGAATCTTTTTCTATAATCTTATGATAAAATAATCTACCATCAACATACCATCTTCTAAAGATGTCGTGGCCTTTTATATCAAAGTTTAACAATTTCAATATTTCAGAAAAAGACTCTCTTATTTTACCTTTAATCTTATCGTTATATTCTAACTTACTTAAATCAACGTGTACGGATTGTTGATTTTCATTAGAGACTATTGCTTCTGAAACAATATCCTCTATCGCACTATCACATTCTGGATGTAGTGCTATTTCTCTATATCTTCTTATTAAATCTAATTCGTTACGAGCAGTAACATCAAATCCTCCGTAAGACGCAAAAAACCCACCAGCGGGGACGGTTTGTGTACCGTCATCCGCTTGAGGTGGGACTATATTTTGTCTTGGATCTGTTGATGGACCTTTCAGTCGCTCTATCTTAAACCCAAATAGTTCAGCCATAATTTATCCTCAATTCTACTTAATTATTTAGTCGTGTATTAAGTAGTAGTATTTGTTTCAAAGTATTGGTATCTATGCGTTGCAGTAAAAGTTTCTACCGCATTGTTAGTACCATAATCTAAAGCAATGTCGTCCAATGTTGTTGGGAACATTCCTCTAAATGTATATGATTTAATCACGTTGCCGTTTCTATCTAGTTGGTCAACGAAAGCATCAACTTGATAGTCTGATGGATTAACTAGTCCTTCGTTATCGGACATATTGTTAATACCATTTAACCATCTTTCATATGCGTTTCTGATTTTGAAGTCAGTATCATTTAGAATTGTAGTAGTCCAAGTTGCAAACGTTCTATCACCTGCAACATATAACTCTCTTCCTCTAAATGGAATAGCAACTTCTCCAATCGTCATTCCTGGTAGACTTGTTGATGAACAAAGGAAAGACATATCTTCTGTTTCTCCTCCAACACTTGCAAATCCTGGGAAAGGCATTGTAACTCTAAACTGGTTAGCACGAGCTCCGCCGCCTCTTAACTTACTTTTAAAGTCATTAATATTTGGCATTGTTATTCTCCTATGCTCCTACCACTTCTTCGAAAGCAACACCTGTTCGTGTAGCAACGAATTGTAGAGTTATAAAGTTGATTGATCTAGCTGGTTTGACAAAAATGTCTGCTCTAAATTCATTTCTATCAATGACATCAGCAGTATTATTTGAGTCATCACATACTACTAAAAAGTCTGTGATACCTCTTCTGCCTTGTACATCTCTTAGGAATGGTTCAATGATTGATCTAAATTGAGCTCTTGTAAACTCATCATTAAATTCAAACAATTGAAATTTAGAAGCTGTAGAGATTGCTTTTTCTAAAGTGATAAACAATCTTCTTACATTGATTCTATCAAACGCACTAGGAGCAGATAATCCAGTTTTATCTCCAAACAAGACTGTGCCTTGTCCAGCAAATGTGCAAACTGGGTTTATTCTAGCTCTGTATAGTGTATCTCTTTGTGTTTTTATTGGGTTGTATGCAAGTTTAACTACGCCTCTTAAAACTCCTCTGTTGTAACCAGCAGGTGAGAACCAAGAGTCCGCAACTAAATCTGTTCTTGCAGCAAGACCAGCAATATCACCGTTTAAAGGTACATATCTAAACACATCATTGTATTTGTCGTAAGTGTATTTGTAACCACTATCAAATACAACATATGAAGAAGAACGAACACCATCAAAGAACGATTTAACGTTATTTGTTTGTGTTTCGGAACTTGTAACATTAACTACATCACTTCTTTCAGGAGACGCAAATACTACAGCGTCTTTTCTGTTTTCTGCAATTGTAATTAAATTGTCAATGTGTGTACTATCACCTTTACCAGCGATAATTAAGTTTACATCTACTGTTTCTGCGTCTTCAAATTTTTCGTAAGCAGTTTTTAATTCAGCTGTTGTTGCAGCAGAACCATCTGAACCACCTGATAATGAAGTATTAGATACTGCTGTTACCGAAGTATATGTAGTATTTAATGCAGCGTTACCCCAATTTGTTCCTGAAGTATTGTGATCCATCCAATAGATATATTCTGATTTGTTATAAATTACATCTGGATAGTAGTTTGTATCTCCTTGTGGAGTTTTAGCGTCAGAAGCTTTTGAAACTGAGTCATAAACTTCTAATACTGTTCCAGCAGTACCTGTGATACCACCGTCTTCATCTACTACAACAACGTGTAATTCATCTCCAGAACCACCTTTGTCTGAAACGTAAGGTGATGTTCCTGGTGCAGCTGTTACTAGATCATAATACTGCCATCTTCTTCTAACGTTTGAACCGTTAGCAACAGCAGTGTGTAATCCTCCAACACCTGATGGATGTCTTACAAACGTAATTGTTTGTCCAACAATGTTTGTTATTCTATATTCGTATCCGCCTGCCTCAGCAAAGTTTATAATATCACCTACATTAAAACCAGTAGTAGATTGAACTACGATGGAAGTATCTCCAACAGCAGAGTCAGTATCTTGTGTGGTTGTTTTTGCAGTTTCTTCATAAACAGTTGATGATGGACATACAGACACCTTTATGTTGTTACCCCAAGCACCGCCTGATCTTGCAGCCCATAGTCCAACAGAACCAGAACCATCAGAATAATTATTTTGATAGTCAGTTGTGTTTTTTACTAGAAGGCCAGAACCGTTAGCAGTAGCGTTAAGTAATCCTGTATTTGTTGCACGTACAACTCTTAAAGAATTAGAATATTGTAAGAAACTAGCAGCCGAGAAAAAATACTCAAAAGTATTTGAATCTGGTTTGCCGAAAGTCTCCACTAAGTCTTTTTCAGATGAAATAGAAACTATCTCATCTACTGGACCTTGACTAAATTGACCTGCGATTGCACCAATTGATGTTGCAACTGCTGGTATAACGTTAGTTAAGTCTTTTTCTTGTACGAGAACACCTGGTGAAACTTGAAATGCCATATGTGTTATTCTCCTTATTAGCTAATAAAGTATCAATTATCTCACATCTATTTATGAATATGATAATCTCTACAGGATGTCACCTTTTCTTATCTTTACAGGTGTCCATCGTTCTCCTTGTTCATCTACAAAACTATTTTCATCATTTATGCCGTCATCTAAGAAACCAAAGGGTGCCATATCTTGTTCGATTGCGTTTTTTTGTTCTTCGTACATTCTAGCACGTACATCTTGGTCTGTTAATTCTTTAAAGTATCTTTGATTAGATAACCAAGCAAATATGACACAGCACATTACTAAGTCGTCATTAGAACCTTCTTCAGCTTGCCAAGAAGTACCTTTACGAATAAAAGTAGATAATTCTTGTATTGTATGAAAGTCAGGTATAAAAAGTTTATCACCTTCAATTAAAGTCTTTAAGTTTTGACAACCTATTCTTTTAACTTGTTTAGTCATACGCACACCTAATTGAGCACCTCGTTTAGAAAATCCACCACCTAATATTTGACCTGCACGGCCTTTCATCATACACATCATTAGATTTGTATATTCTAATTCAAACTGTAAAGCGTCTGCTACTTGATGACCTATATCGTTAACTTCAACACAGACATAAGAATTATTATATTGTTTAGCAACTCTTTCTATTGTGTGAGGAAATAAAAGAGGCTTCATTTCATTATCTCTAAACTTAGCAACGACACGATAAGGCATTTTTGAAACATCAAATATAACAAAGGCAGAATAATCTCTTACAGTACCACGAGCCACGTCAACAGTCATAACATAATCTTTTCCTTTTTCAGGCCTTTCATACATATCTAAACCTGCGTTTGATACAATAGGATTATTATGTGAAAGTAATCTTATCTTAGATGGATTAATTAATGTATCA